CCGATTACGTTTGCTGGCATACAGTCTGTTAGGAACAAAGCAAAGGAGATAGGGCACGTTGACCTAATAATCATTGATGAATGCCACCTAGTCAACCACCAAGATGAAGGCGGCTATCGGACATTGCTATCGGACATCTATCGTACAAATCCAAATGTCCGAGTGATAGGGTTGACCGCTACGCCTTACCGCCTAGGGCACGGCCTGATCACCGACAAGCCTGCGCTTTTTGATGCACTGCTAGAGCCTGTCAGCATTGATGAGCTAATCTTTAAAGGCTATTTGGCCACATTGAAATCAAAAGTGACTAAGGCCAAACTGGATACCACTGGCGTCCACAAACGTGGTGGCGAGTACATTGAGTCCGAACTGCAGGCCGCTGTGGACACTGACGATCAGAACCAGAAGGTGGTCCAAGAAATTATTGGCCTAGCCAGTTTTCGTAAGGCGTGGCTATTGTTTTGCACAGGCGTCAAGCATGCCCAGCACATTGCCGAAGTCTTGCGCCAACACGGAGTAGCTGCTGAGTGCGTGACAGGCGAGACACCAAAGAAAGAGCGTGAGCAAATGTTGGCCGACTTCAAGGCTGGGCGCTTGCGTGCGCTGACCAATGCCAACGTGCTGACGACCGGCTTTGATCACCCCGACATTGATCTGATTGCCATGCTGCGCCCGACCATGAGCGCCTCGCTCTACGTCCAGATGGCAGGCCGCGGGATGCGAGTCAAGAGCCACGCTGATCACTGCCTAGTCCTAGACTTTGCTGGCGTGGTGGCAAGCCACGGCCCAATCACCAACGTGCAGCCACCCAAAAAAGGTGGGGACGGCAATGGCGAGGCACCCGTGAAAGTCTGCGACAACTGTGGTGAGTTGGTGCATATTTCCGCAGACATTTGTTCTGCCTGTGGCCACCCATTTCCCGAGGCAGAGCGCAAGAAGCTGGAGTTGCGCAATGATGACATCATGGGGCTGGAAGGCAAAAACATGGAGGTAACAAGCTGGAAATGGCGCATCCACACCAGCAAGGCTAGTGGGAAATTGATGCTTTCCTGCACCTACTACGGCAGCTTGGCCGACAGACCAATTACCGAGTATTTTCCTGTCCTGCACGAAGGGTATGCGGGTCAAAAAGCATTGCAAGCGCTTTCTCGCCTAGCCAATTTCTCAAGGGCTGATTTGTCGCAGGCGTCAAGCATGCGAGGCGAGCCTAGCCTAGACTACATCAGCGTGCAGATGAGCAACAGCAACCCGCCAAAAATCATTGACTACCGAATGGATGGAAAGTTTTTCCGAATCCTTAAACAAACTTGGAAGTAAAAATGAAAATTAGACCACTAGAACCTGAGTTTTTGATCCAGTGGCGTGAGTGGGACAAGGCTGGCCCACCCAAGTGCTGTCACACCTGCGAGCATTACGGCACTGATGGCCTATGCGTTGAGTTTTTTATGGAGCCCCCAGAAGACTTTGCGGCCACTGTGGATGCCTGCCCCAAGTGGGAATGCGAGGTGCCATTTTGATCACCGACCGCATACCAACAGAACACGAAGAGCAACGCGAGTTGGTGCGCTGGTTTCGCCAGTTCCAACCAAACGTACTTATCTTTGCTATCCCAAATGGTGGCAGCAGGTCAAAAGCCTCTGCAGGCCGTTTAAAGGCTGAGGGTGTAGTGCCAGGCATCCCTGATCTTTTCGTGCCAGCCAAGGGGCTGTGGATTGAGATGAAGAGGTTTAAAGGCGGTGTTCTCAGTCCTGAGCAGAAGGCCATGATGCAATATCTTGAGAGTGTGGGATATCGTGCTATAGTGTGCAAGGGTGCTGAGGATGCCAAGGCAAAGATCAGCGCTTTTTTTGACCAATGAAAGACCATATGACTGAAAAAATTAAAGATCGCTACATGACCGTCAGACTGCCGGCTGACATTGAGCGTGAACTTCGCAAGATGGCCGAGCGCAACACTCGGACGCTGGCTGCGCAGATCCTGCACTACCTCAAACAGAGCTTAGCCCGAGAGCAAAGTACTCAAAGTACTTAGGGTTTGTCCCTATAAAATAATTGTGCGAAATTGTGGGAAACAGTGATATGATGCACCCATGCCCTAGCAAATCGCATGAGGGCTTTTTAGGAAAGCAACATGAAAACATATGAAGTTCACAATCCAGATTTTGGTGACATGACCCTTGAACAACAGATTGAGGCAGGTTGCTGCGATTGGTGTGTTGAAGGAATTAGCGGCCACTGTTACTACGGTCACACCGCCCGTGCAGCAATGCAAAACGCAGCGATGTATTTCTATCGTTAATTCAGAAAGACATCACCATGAACCTAATCTATCGCGGCAAAAAAACTTTAGCTTGCAAGAAGCTGTTGGACAGCAGTGACCCTGCAGGCACAGTCTCCACACGACTGATGACAAACTACCCAAGCGATGAGCATCGCGTGCTGCAACGCCTGTTGAAACAGGGTTGGGTCACGATGCGCTCTAGCGGACCACGGGGGGGCTCCCGCTATCACATCACTGAAGCCGGCACTGACGCCTTAACGAAAGCAACATCATGATTGACTATGACGAAGACTTGGCGGCTTACATGTCTGACGACAGTGAGCCTTGTGAGACTGACATCTGCCCTGCCTGTGATGGCAGTGGAGAAGGCGAGTTTGATGGTGCCGTGTGTCTGACTTGCCGTGGTCGAGGTGAAGCATGAACAACACAATAGTCACTCTCATTAGAAATTACTTTCGCAAGCCTACACCGTTGGAGGTCATTGCCGCTGAGTTAGCTGTTGCCCAGCTATCAAAGCTAGAAGCCGAGACAGCGGTGGACTACGCCGTGTCTGTGGTGCGCTACAACGACACCAGAATAGCCAGACTGACCAAGCACCTCACCGCGTACCAAGGAGCAGTCAATGAGTGATACCCCAGAGATGACAGATTTGGTCATTGAAACACTTGTACGCCAAGCGATTGCAAAGCGGCAGTTCTGGCCTGAGTCAGTGTGGCTTGCCCATTCGTTTGAGGAAGCCGAGGCTAATGCGAACTTGTTTGCAAAGACACAACTGCCCATGAACAACCCCGAACGCAAACGCAACCTGATACGTGCGTATGACAGAGTGAAACTATCAAGGGAGACATACCATGTATGACGATGGGGATTATGGTGGGATAGATGTGTTCATGTACTGGGTGACAATCGTCATTTTGTTCTTGATGACGACTGTTTTTCTGGGCGCGGTGGCTGGACTTATTTGGGCATTGATATGAACACCGAAGAAGACGAATTCAAACGCATCGAACGTGAGGCTTTGCGCCGAGCAGCGGAAGCTGACGACGACGACACACAGGTTTACAAGAAGCCGTGGGTAGGGCTGACTTGGAAGGACATGCCTGAAGAATATGCTGGTGACAGTAATTTTCTGTCCGGGGCGCGATGGGCAGAAGCCCGGTTGAAGGAGCTCAACACATGACTAAAGACGACATCATCCTCATGTCAGACGCCTCCGGGATAGCGTACTACGGCATGGGCCGCGACAGGAATAAATTTCTGCACTACCTAGAAGCCTTTGCCAACCTTGTTGCCGCTGCCGAGCGAGAGGCTTGTGCAAAACTGTGCGAGGCACAAGGGGAGTACGGCTGGCAGCAATACGCAGATGCCATCAGAGCAAGGGGACAAGCATGAGTGCATGGCGTGACATGGTAGTGGTTAGCCTAGTTCGAGAAGGCATCAACAAGCACAAGGCGCGTGAGTTGGCTGATCACTTTGCAGCACAGCCAGAGCAGGAGCCGGTGGCGTTTTACCACCCGCACAAAGGCTTTCACTGGGCAAAGCCAACACACATTTCAGCCCCAACTGCTGTGGATGTGCCGCCAGTACCCCTCTACGTCAAGTGGAAAGCAGCACAGCGCCCGTGGGTAGGTCTGACAAAAGTACAACGGGATGACTTTGCTGATGCGTATGGAAGCTATCAGGCTGTCTGTGATATTGAGCAGGCATTAAAGGAGCGCAACAATGGATGAAACCAAAGCTAACTGGCGGTGCGGTCATGGTTGGTTGCGCGGTGAGCAGTGCGAAATATGCAACGCACCCAAACGCGAATGGAAGGGTCTGACGGATGAGGATTGGGAGCATATTGACAGCAAGAAAGGCACAGCCTTGGACAGCTTTGCTCAAGGTGCGGTGTGGGCAGCAGATCAACTGAAGGGGCGCAACAGATGAACAGGGTAGTCAAAAGTCGCACCATACCCTACGGCACCCTTGTGGGCGCAAGTAAGAAACTGCTCAATGCGTACTACTCGCACGGCTACCTACGAGATGAGGATATGCCCGAGTTGCCATGCGTACCACTAGAGGGAGAGTGTGTTGATCCCTACGAAGAATTGTTCAAGAAAGAATTGATTGCTGTGGTTCAAAAGGCGTTGGAGACTTTGACCCCAAAAGAAATAAAAGTTTTGCAAATGCGGTTTGGTATTGGTATGACACAAGAATACACACTGGAAGAAGTTGGTGTGGTGTTTGATTTATCCCGTGAGCGTATCAGGATGATTGAATGGCGAGCGCTGCGCTATATGAAACACCCACTACGCTCAGACAAACTTAGAGCGCTATGCAACAAGGAGCAGACATGATTAAGCGAGTGTTTGAAAACGACAACTCAATGTACTACTGCACCCTGTGTAACAGGCCGTTTCAAGCAATGCATGAAGCCACTGAACATGCAGGGTTCTGCGGTCAAGCTGTGCCAATACAACCTACGTTTAAATCTTACACAACGGCGGCAACCTTTGAAGAAGACGATGACACGCAAGTTTATGCAGTGCCGTGGCAAGGGCTGACTGATGAAGAATATCAAGAAATATTGAAGCAGCACGATGGCGCAGGACTGCTTGCTTTTTACAACCTAGTTGAAGCTAAACTGAAAGGGAAAAACACTTGAGTTACATCATCGCATCACTGCCGCCGATCAAGTGCTTTGTAAAGCGCGAGTTTTTGTACAACGGACACAAGGGTCACGGCGAGCTTGAGCCGGCCATTTGGGTCAGCCTCAAAGCCCTACGAGGCCAAGTTTTTCGCATTGAGTCACTGTTGCCAGCTTACGGTGCGTTGTATGACAAGCTGCCTATCCACGCTTATGTCTGGCATGCAGACGCCGGTGACCTGCCAATTGACACCTTGCAACTGTGGGACTGTATGGGTTACCGTTTCACAATCATTGAGAAGATTGGCTTACGCAACCTTGGCGTAAAGTTTCTTGGCAAGGACAAGCAATGGCACTTTGGCAAGTACCTGTTCACTGTGGATTTTTGCGCCGACGGGCAAGACCTTGACACCGGCTTTACAGAGCAAGCAGAAGAGCACAAGAGCTTTAACTGGATCATGTTGGACAACGGCCAGTTTGCCTGCCAACCCAACAATCGATGCCTGTGGTACGACCAGAGCCTAATACCTTCTGAGACAAAATTCCCAGACTTCCAGGCCGCCAAGCAGATTTGGACAGTAGACGGCACACGCAAATGGAGCGCCGGAGATGACTGGTTTTACAACATTGAGGAGAAGAACACATGACCGACTGGCCTTTTCCAACTGAACTACCTAAGCCTTTACCGGCTAAGCCGATACCTTTTAATCCAGACAACTACGAGGACGCGCCGTGGTGATGTCTAAACAAATACGTGATGCCCTAGCCCAAGCCCCTGATGGCCTAACCGCCAAGCAGTTGGCGCTGATGTTGGACGCAGAGCCATCAGCAATCAACAGATCACTGACCTTGATGCCCGACACTTATATTGACCGCTGGGAGAAGTCAAGAAGCAAGTACGCAGCGGTGCATTGCCTAGCGTTTGTGCCAGACGATTGCCCACACCCATGACCCCTATTTTTGCAACCTGGGACCGGGCGACTCTGGACAAGTTTGCTATGGATGCATACCTGCGAATGCAAGAGCAGCAGGAACAGCTTGAGCAAGCACGCTTAAATCTCAAGGACGCCATTGCAGCGTACCGAACGCTTATAAAAGAACCCCGCCGAAGCGGGGTTGAAGATTGACAACTGCGTCAACATTCTACTTTGTTTTGTTGCGGTTTCTCAATGCTTCTTCAATATCTGGCCCTTCAATTGGGGATGCATCACGATCTTGCAAAGCCCTTTCAATGTCGGTGGTAGGTGACATGATGTCAAACGCCGTAGGTGCTGGTGCCGTATTGATTGCGCTAGCCGTTCCAGTCACAGTCCCGGCTTCCCCTAGTGTAGCCCTGAACTGTTTAGGTGCTTGCTTGGCCGCATAGGCTTCAATCATTTGCACAGCGGCAGCCACCTCATTTGGATCTTTGGCCATGAGCATCTCAGCCATCTTTTCAGCACGTGCTTTGGACATCTGGCCAGACCTGATTGCACCCATGACCAGGCTACCCAAAGCCCCGTCAAAGTTGCCTGTGGCTGCTTTTGCTGCGCTTTCAATCATGCCTGTATCTTCGTCTAAAGACGCTTTAAGGTCTAGGCGTTTAGCAGTTTGCGCCCCGCCTAAAATTTTGTTTGACTCCTTATATAGCTGGGACTCACGCATAAGCGCAGCTTTGTATAGATCAAAATCAGCAGGGTTGTCAAACAAAGCTGCCAATTTCTTTTGCATGGGCTCAGAACCAATAACCCGCTGTGCACTATTTGGTTCATTGGTTGGCCCCATAACTTTTATATAAAGGTTTTCAGCGGCGCCGGTTCTAAACGCATCCTTTTCGCCTGAACTCATTGCGTCAAAAATCTTCTTGACTTGTTGATGGGCAAGAGTGTCAAACTTTTCTCTGCCTAAACGCAGAGCGTCCAAAGTCTCTAAATCACCAGCGTATGTTTGTCTAGCAATTTTGTAATCCGGCGCGTTTTCATCAATCGCATTGACAAACTGCTTGCGCAGATCCCTGAGCGCTGAGGCTTCTGCCGTGCTCATACCTTGGCCACGGAAGCCAGAGTCAATCGTGGCATCAATGCCGCGTTTGATGTAGTCCAATGTCCGTACATCTGGCAGCTTGACTAGATCCAATATCTCAGCACCGCTGGCGTCAAACCGCCCCGATGGTTTGTAGATTTCAGGCAATGCAAACTTCAGTGGATCTTCACCTTTGAGCTTTGCTGTTTGAGCTTCAGTGTCGGCTATGGATCGTGCTTTATCAAAGAATGCTTTAAATTTTGGGTTTTTGAGTACTTCGACAATCCTAGGGTCATCAACGTCACCATGTGCATATGCTTTCTCGTACAAGCCTTTTGCATTATTTCTGAGTTGTGCAGTCAGGCTGTCTTCCATGCCGTAGTAGTCAACTGGCTTTAGTGCAGCTGTTGTTTGAGCCTTAACGCGGTCTCTTGCGCCAAGTCTTTGGGTTGTCAGCGCATTTTCAATTGCGTTACTACCCGCACCAGCACGTTGAGCAACTGCTTCAGCCAGATCCCTGAGCGCTGGGTTTGCATTGGCCATGACCGACGGAACGCCTATTGCCCTATCTTGTGCCATCTGTGCTTCAACATCCCTAGGATTAACTTTGGCTTGACGCATAGCGTCATTCATCTTTTCTAACGCCCGATTTTGGACAACTTCAGGGGTTGAGAACAAACGCTCCCGAAGCCACTTAAGAGCGCCACCAGTACCGCGTAGGGCTATTGGTAGACCAACACCTAGCCCACCTCCAATTAGAGCACCAGTGCTTGCACCGTTTGCACGGTTGTCCTCAGTTGCCGAGCCTGCACCTGATACGGCTCCAGTTGCTGCACCTAGTGCCCCTAGCCGCATTAAACCTGCCGGTTGCATGCCGGGCACAAACATCATACCAACACCTGGGGCAGCGCCGCCAACGAACTCAGACACCCCTTGGGTAATGGGGTACTGCTTAGCATACTCGCCATACTCGCTGCGTATTTGTGGCAACAAAGTCTCGTAAGACTCACTGCCCAACTTTGACCGCAGCCAAGCCTCAGCCTCGTCACCCCAACCCATGCCAACGCCTTGACCTAACACCGCACGAGCAGTGTTGAGGTAAGGGTCAACTGACCTCTTCCCTAACACAAGATCAGACAGAGTTAGATTTGAAACTTTATCGCCCATTATTCAGTCTCCCCTGCAATTGCTGGGGTCGTAGTACGATAGACCCCTGAAACAATGTCTTTGAGTCTAGCTTTATGCCTAGCTTGTGTAATCTTTAAAGCATCGTAAGCATTAAGCATAATCAAACTTCTTTCTTTTATACTCTTGCTTTCCAGTCCCTCAAGACTCAACAAAATTTTGCGCTCGCCCTCAGTTGGATTGCCGCCAAATGATGCCCTTAATTTCTCAATGGCACCCTTGCTCAGCAAGTTTTCAAGTTCACGGGTTGCAAGAACTTTTGGATCTTCACGGCCTGCAGCCTCAAGAGCTTTCCGCTGTACGGTGTCAATAACCGATGTATCAAAAGTATTTGGATTAAGCGCATAAGCACGCTGCAAGTTTTTAAGTGCTTGTTCTGTGCTTGCAATCAAATCTTCGGTCTCAATTTTAAGTTTCAACTCAGGTCCAGACAGTTTGGCAGCGTTTGCTTTTTTCGTAGCTTGATCCGCTTCAAACTTTTCTCTAGCAAGTCTTGCGGCCTCATCGGCCCTGCCAATAGACGCTAGACTTGCTTGAGCAGCAGCCGCAGAAGCATCAACACCTGCGGTCAGCCTCTTAAACTGTTCGTCAGAGATTGCTGTTACGCGAGCCTGATATTTTGGAGTGCCTGGAATCAAACCTTCGTCTTGTGCTTGCTTTCCTGCAGCTGATTGGGCTTCGCCGGATTTGAAATATTCCTTAATCAAATCACGCTGAGCGGCTGCTTTCTCTTTCATCTCTTCGCCTGTCAATGCTCGCAGCGCCGTGACATCTTCTCTTGCCGCAGCCATACCCGCCTTGGCACCTTCTAAGCCAAGTTGCAGTCTGAGTGCTTGACCGGCTTTGCCTGCCAGCCTCGTCTCTTTAGCTTGTTCAGCCATGCTCTTGTTGACTTCAGCCAGGCTTTCAAAAAAGTTACCTGTTTTTGTAGGTGCGCCAAATGCTGCAGCAAGCCGGAAGTACATCTCAGCGTTCGAAGGCTTGTTGTCGTCTTGGCCCTTGATTGCGTTCGTTAACATGTCGTTGAAGGCTTTTGTTTGTGCTGTGGCCGCAGCCCTGGCAAGACGCAACTCATCTGCATAGGGTGACGCTTGGGATTGGTTTGCCAGCAGCATTTTCTGCAACATAGCCATAGTTGGGCTCATTGGGCTTGTGGTGTCTTGAGGCTTATCCATAGACAACCGACTTGCCGAATCGTCGGCATACTCAGGCCGGATGTTAACGACAGGGTTAGCAATCTTGTTTGCAATTGCGGCCTGTGATATCAAAGCCATCCGGTCTGCACCGGGGTCAATGCTGCCCTGCACAAATGTAGGGGTAAAACCCGGCCTTGCGTATTTTGCTGCTAAGTTTAATAGTGTTTGGTCTACCGCAGGGGGCGCGGCTTGGGCCACCACAGGGGGCGAATAACCTGGGCCAGTTGCAACCTCATTAGTCTCACCATAGAGCCTGGGGTCCAACGGGCTATAACCCTTACCTGTGGCAACCTCATCAGTTTCACCATACAGCCTAGGGTCCAATGGGCTATAGCCTTTACCCGTGGCAACCTCATCAGTCTCACCATACAGCCTAGGGTCCAACGGGCTATAACCCTTACCAGTGGCAACCTCGTCAGTTTCGCCAAAGAGTCTAGGGTCTACTGGCCTAAACAATGGCGCCGGTTCCCCAACTGGGGGTGGTTTAACAACTACTTCTTTCAACGCTGTTAACGGTGATGCATTGGCGATAGCTTGGCTGATTTGTCTAAGCGTAACTGGCACCGACTCCGGCATTGGCTGAATCAAGTCCCCGCCAGATGGCATTGGTGCTTCAGGCATAGCTGATGCTATTTGTTGTGCTACTAGACTTTGCGGTGCCGCTTGTAGCGCCAATAAATTTTCCGGA